AAGAACGAACGAAGTGAGTTCTTAGATGAACGAAGTTCATCTTTACAAAGAAACAACCCGATGTGATAAATGAACAGTTACGGGTTTGATTAGAAGAATGGTATCTGTGATTTCTTAGTGACTTCCAGATTACTATCAATAATCTTCTTAATTTCTTCTCTTTCCTCAGAGGACATGTTTAACACATCTTCATATGAAACACCACCTCGCATGTACCAACTCATACTAAGAGCGTTTTTCTTAATACCGGTACACTCTGCTTCCATATCATCTATCAGCTTCTTTACACCCACGTGGTCAAGGTGTAGAAGCCTCATCCGAAAAAATCAGATGTATTCAATGTAAATTGTTGTTCATATTCATGTTGGCAATGGATACATTTAATTTTTAATGGTTTAATTTCAGCTTGTGCTTTTAAACTTGTATTATAATCTCTAATAGCAATATATGTATCTTTATCACAGTTATGCAAGAAATCTAAAATATATTCACTTTCTTCTACAAATACTGAAGGAGTTTTAATATGTGTAATAGTTTTTGACAATATAGTCATCGTTACTTCAGTGATATATTTTAAAGCCTGCTGAGTTTTTTCCATTCTAACTTGTTCGTTTTCTTCTTTTTCTAGACCTATAAAAATTCTTTGGGCTTCCATTTGACTTGTACCAGCTTCATTCATTTCTTTATAAGTTAATGGTCTAAACTTTATATATAAGTCATTTATAGTCAACTCTTTATCATAATCAGCTGCCTTCAACTGACTTAGAATGGCCACTAAATTTACTGCATACTCTGCAATCTCCTTACAGCTAGGGCATCCGGATGTAATAGTCATATCATTACCATCCGCAGCCGAACGTATTGCAATCAATATCGCATCTAAATCAACACTATTAATAGACCATGGATCTTTAATATCTGGGATACAGCTTTTTATAATATCAGACATTGCAGTTCCGTTAAACAACGCATCCGGGGTTTTTGCAGTAATCTCGTCAATCGCAGTCATTGGATATACTGCAAGTTCACCAGATTCTGGGATATTTACTACACCCGGTGCATACATTTTACCACCGCTAGGTAGTTTCAAATAAATTGAAGGTCTACGAAAATATTGCTTTAGTGGGTTGTTTTGTATAGTCATTGTTGTCCTTGATTAAAAACGGGCGTTTGCCCAATACTAAATACTACATAATATTTAGTGGGTAAAAAACATGGCAGAAAATTTAGATCAGAATGCACTTAATCAAATAAATGAGTCATTGAACGATATGGCTAGAATTTTGCCAACCGTTATGCAAGGTTTAAGTCAAGTAGGTGGAATAGCCGCTGGAACTACTAGTGTCAAAGCTGGATTAGACAACTATAATAAATCTCTTAAAGAAGGTACAGAACGTCAGAAAGCAGATGCTTTTTCTAAAGCTGAGATGCAACGAAAGCAAGACAACTTGACTGATGCCATGGGTAAAAGTACTCAAGCACTTGATGCTTTTGCTAGTGCATTATTTAATGGTACTGGTGAATTTGCAAAATATAACACCGCACTGAGTAGCGCAGGATCTGCCGCACTAGCTTGGGGCAAAAACTTTGGTCCACTTGGGTTAGCAACTGGTGCACTTATAAAAGGTGTTACTAAAGCCGCAGAAATGGCACTTAAACAAGCAGATGACACATTAAAAGCTACTGACTCAATCAGTAAAATGGGTGCAATGAATTCATTTACTGCTGAGGGTATACGTAGAATGGGTACAGATGCAGGCTTAGCATCACACGAATTAGATAAGATGATTAAGCCAATGAGTTCTATGAGTGGTGGACTAACACGTTTGGGAGCTACATCGGCTGATGGTGTAAAAGCATTTGGTAAAATGATTGCTGTCACTGAACAAACTAGAATGGAGTTTCAACGTTTAGGATTGAATGACCAAGAACGTATACAAGCACAAGCTGACTTCATTGGAATGATGGAACGTTCGGGTGGCGCACTAAGTGGTCAACTAAAGACTAGTGCAGGATTACAAAAGGCTTCATTAGATTATACTAAAAACTTATATGAATTAAGTTCTATTACTGGTAAGAGTATTGAAGAATCCAAGAAAGATATGGAGATAGCACGTGCTACATATGAATGGAAACTACAAGAAAACAAATGGGCTAGACAACTTAAAGCGGCACAGGAGTCCGGTAATAAAGATGAAATGGCCCGCATTGAGGCTGAAAAAGAAGGTGCTAATAAACTTATCAATGACGTTACTAAGTTAGGTGATCCAACTAAGACAGCGGCAGTTCAGTTACAATACTTAACCGGTGCGATTACACCAGCAAGTTCACAGTTTGCAGTTCTTGGTGTTGACATTGAGAAGCAGATTAAAGCGGCCAAAGAGAACACATATCAATCCGGTGAGTTCAATGATGCTTATAAAAAGGCGGCTGATACAATGTTGGGGGCAGGTGACACTGCATTAGCATTAAGTGAGGATTATAGAAAAGCAACCGGATTAGATGAAAAAGCACTAAATTATGTAAACAAGCGTGAAGGTGTAGAAAATGAAGTTGCAGCCGCAGCCGAATCAAGAAATAAGATACAAGAAAATTCCGTAAATAAAGGTATTGCGGCACAAGATGCGGCACAGATAGCACGTAATGAACTAACTGAACTTGAGCGTAAAGCTAAGATTGGTTTAGATGATTTAGTAGCTTCAGTAAATCCGTTGATGCAAGGATTCAATACAACTACTGCCGCGGCCACAGCCTTAACTGCCGCAGCCGGGTTAGCCGCAGTTGCATTAGGTGCAATGGCCGCAAAAGCAACTGTAGGAAAAGCTATAGAATCTGTAAGTGGAACAGGAGATGTTGGTCCTGGTAAAGGTGCTCCCGGTAAAGGAAGTGCATTAAAACGAATAGGTGGTGGACTATTAAAAGGTGGAATAACCGCATTAGGTGGCACCGCATTAGGTATGGGTGCTGACTATGCTAAGAGTGAAGGTCATGCAAAAACTGGTGCTGGATTAGATATTGCAAGTGAAGCCGCAAGTTATGCAGGCATGGGCGCAATGTTAGGTAGTGTAGTGCCTGGTTTAGGAACAGCAGCCGGAGGGGTTGTGGGTGGGTTAGTTGGTGCAGGTGTGGGTTTGTATAAAAATATGGGAGTACTAACTAGTGGTGGAACAGACGGTGGTGGTGTTGATGCTTCTAGTAAGGCAATGGGCGCCAGTACAGCCGATATGAAAGGTATGCCTCCACCAAAAGTTAAAGTAAGTAGTGCTGGTATGAGTGATGAAGAAATCAAAGCCATGATTATTAAACATGAAGGTAAAAGAAATAGACCTTACCAAGACAGTTTAGGATTATGGACAGTTGGTATAGGTCACCTAATAGGTGATGGTAAATCATTACCTCCTGAAATGAACAGAGAGTTTAGTGACGAAGAAATAATGGCAATGTTTGAAAAAGACTATGCCCATCATAGAAGTGCCGCTATGAATATCCCTGGATTTGGTAAACTAGATGGTAGAGGGCAAGGTGCATTAACTGATTTGACATTCAATATGGGCCCAAGTTGGATTAGCAAATGGCCTAAGCTTAAGAAACAGCTTGAAGAAGGTGATACTCAAGGGGCCGCAAAAAACTTAGAACAAAGTAAATGGTATGGACAAGTTGGTAATAGAGCACCAACTATTGTTAGTTTACTAAGAGATAGTAGTAAAGTTAGTGCTAGCTTAGAGGGTATTGCAGAAGGTCCAGAATCTGGATATTCGGCTACACTACATGGTAATGAACTTATCAAACGATTAACTAAAGATTCAATATTAGATAAGCTTGCTAATACACCAGCCGGTGATATGTTTAGTAGCAATGCAACACCAGTTGATAACAGTGAGCTGGTTGAGTTGATGAGAGAGTTTGTTGCTAAAATGGACAACTTGATTGACGCACAGTCTGACAGCAATAGTATACAAAGTGAATTATTACAGTATTCAAAAGTTTAACTAAATACTGAATAGACCTTCATTATGACATACAAAAAACACTTTACTAGAGTTAATCAATCCGGACAGATGAGCCCATTAGGTGGCGGTAGTGTCACTGGCGCTTGGAATGGCCCTGGGCAAAACTCAGCTACTAATTATAGCAATCAAGATTTTGGATACAAGAACTATGGAAGTCGTTTACCAGAAGTATATACAGGTCACCCAAATCGTATTGAACGCTATAATCAATATGAAATGATGGATGTAGACGCTGAAATTAATGCTTGTTTAGATATTATAAGTGAATTCAGCACACAGAAAAATGAACATAATAAGACTCCTTTCAGTTTAGAATGGCGTGAAGAGCCTACTCCACACGAAGTAGATTTACTAAAAACTCAACTACAACAATGGTGTAAGTTGAATGAAATGGAAACACGTATCTTTAAAATATTTAGAAATTGTTTAAAGTACGGGGATCAGGTTTTTGTTCGTGACCCAGAAAACTTTAAGTTATACTGGGTTGATATGACCAAAGTTATTAAAGTTATTGTTAATGAAAGCGAAGGTAAAAAACCTGAGCAGTATGTTATCAAAGACTTAAACATTAACTTAGAAAATCTAGTTGTAGCACAAAAAACAAATACAGACTTTGCCGCTAACCCTGCAACTGGATTGGGTGGTACAGGTGGCGGTGGAACCGGAGGAGGTGGCGGATATACTGTACCAAGTATGCCATACAATACAACTGGTTCAAGATTTAGTTTAGGATTTAATGAAGCCGCAATTGATTCTAAACACGTTGTTCATTTAAGTTTAACAGAAGGTCTAGATCGTTTTTGGCCCTTTGGTCAATCAATACTAGAGAACATCTTTAAAGTTTATAAGCAAAAAGAGTTACTAGAAGACGCGGTATTAATCTATCGTGTACAACGAGCACCTGAGCGTAGAGTGTTTAAGATTGACGTTGGTAATATGC